TTAACGCACGTATTCCCGGCAACTCCAGACCACGCGACCGATGATCCGCACCGACATTGCAAGGTCGCCGTTCATGTCCACTTCTATCGGCATATAGGCTGGATTTTTGCTGCGAAGGACCAACTTTCCAGGGATACGGTCCAAGTATTTGACAAAAACCTCATTCTCTATGCCTATCGCAAACAGCCCTCCCGGAATAATTTCATTCTGCCCTTCATCGATCAAAACTGTATCTGATTCCAAAAGAACTGGTTCCATGCTGTCGCCGGCGACATCCATAAGAACCATTTTTTTCGGACGTCCCTTGCGTCTGAGAAAATCTGTTTTGAAAGCATAATATCCGACAACCACACCTTCAGTTTCAAGACTGCCTGTTCCAGCTGCCAAGCGTGCTTTAACTTTGGGCACTAGTGTGTATCCCATCGTCGGTGCAGCTTCAGGACTCATATATGGTGGCTCATCCGCCGGAACAATACACGATATAGCGGTAAAGGGCTCCGCATTGCCCTGCCGCATCGGCCCGCCTCCCTTAACAAGCCAATCAATTGAAATATCTGTCTTTTCGCCCACGGCGACGAACCAAGCCGGTGGGATTTTGTTTTTGGCCATGGCGCTGTTTATGGCCTGCCTAGAAATTCCCAAAAAGACGGCGAGTTGCCCCGCATCACTGCCGCCAACGGCTTGAATCAACCTTCCCAAAGCTTCATCGAAGCGCTTCCGACTTTCAGGCGAAAAGTCGGAAGCCAAGTCGGAAGTATTGCTTTCAGAAGATTTGTCTTTCATTTCTAAGTGTTACCCAAAATATTAGGAATTTCTAGCTTGCGAAAGCCGGAAGCGCAAACTTACGGTTGACGGCAAAACTTTACAGGAATAAACCTTTACTTGCGGGCGACGGTTAGCCCGCTACGACCGTAGCTACCAGGGGCGGCAAGTTAACTCAATGTCCGCCGTCCTGGAAACTTTGGAGCAGGAATTACGATTTTGAAGTCAGCTGCCCGACGCCTCAGCTTGCTGGATCTGCCCAGCCTCAATCTGGACGCGGACATTGCCATGTCCATGGATCGGATTGTCGAGGCTGCCGGTCTGTCCCGAGCAGAGGCCGTCGACCGGTTGAATGCAGCCGCCAGACGGTACGGCGTCCGGCTTGCCTCCGGCAGTGCCAAGGAACTCGGGCTGGCCACGTTCGAAAAGTGGCTCAACCCCAAAGAGACGGAATACATGCCGACCATCCGGGCGCTCAACCTGTTTTGCCACGTTTTCGAGGCACAGGGGCCGCTTGACCTGCTGGCTCGCTCACACGGGATGGGCTGGCGGATCATCGGCGGCGAGGACGCCAAGCTCCTGGAATTGGCCAGAACCGAACGGCAGATCAAAGCCCTTCGCGAGCGCAAACGCAAGATCGAGGCGGAACTATGAAGCGAGACGGGAACAAAATTCGGGCCTGGATGGTGGAACGGCGCATTTCGGTGTCCGACGTGGCTCGCTCGGCCGGTATCAGCCGCTCCATGGTGTCCGAAACCATCCATGGCCGGCGCAACAACCGCAAGGCCCTGCGTGCGTTGATCGAAGTCGGCTGCCCGGAAAAATTGCTGTCCCTGCCGGAAGACTTGCAGGGCCAGCAAGCGGCGTAGGCCTTCCAACCGGCTGACGGGCACCTCACCATGCAAGGCAAATATCCGGCAAAGGCCATCGCCCAGGCGCTGGACATCTCGGAACGAGCGACACGAATGCGCGCCGACCGGGAATCCTGGCCCTTCGAGGAAGAACCGTGCCGTGGCGGCAAGCGCCGACTATATCAAGCCCTCGCCCTCCCCGAAGACGTGCGGACCGCCCTCATTGCCATTGAGGCGACCAACCTTCCGGCTACCGCGACGGCAGATACCAGCCTGACCGAGAACCAACGCCGCAAGGCCCTGGCCAAGGCCGATCTGGTGCGCCTTTATACCGAAACACTGTCCAAGGCCGCCAACAAGGGCCGCGCCCGGGACGAATTCATCGCCGCCTATGCGGCCGGAGTCTGGCCTGCCATCAAGGCGACACTCGGCGACATCTCCTGGAAGTCCCTCGAACGCTGGAAAACGGCCATGCGGCGCACCGGCTCGGCACTGGCCCTCGCCGACACGCGCGGCGGCGTCCGCGTCGAGCCGGTCGTAACCGAACGGCATGCCCAAATTTTGCTGGCCTTAGCCCGCCATCCCAACAAGCCGTGCCTGTCCGAAGTCTGCCGCATGGCCCGCGAGGCCTTCAAGCCCGCCGGGCTCGCCGACTGCGCCGAAATCACGCTGTACCGCTACCTGCGCAAGTGGATGACGCACAACTACGGTGAATGGGTCTATGCGCGGCAAGGCAAGAAGGCATGGAACGACGAGTGCTGCCCGTACATCGAGCGTGATTACTCGAAGATCCACGTGGGCGACATCCTGGTGGCCGACGGCCATGCCCTCAATTTCGAAATCCTCGATCCCGAGACCGGCAAGGGTGCGCGCATGGAACTGGTGCTGTGGTTCGACATGGCATCCAACTTCCCGCTCGGCTGGGAAATCCTGCCCACGGAAAACACGCAAGCCATTGCCTCGGCCCTGCGCCGGGCCTGCCTGCGGCTCGGAAAATTCCCCAAGGTGGCCTATCTCGACAACGGCCGGGCCTTCCGCAGCAAGTTCTTCAACGGTGTGGACCTGACACAGGGCGGGCTTGGCGGCGTTTTCCAGGAACTCGGCATCGAACCGCTTTTTGCCTGGCCCTATCACGGCCAATCCAAGACCATCGAACGCTTTTTCAAGACCTTCGGCGAGTTGGAACGCTGGATACCGTCTTATGTCGGCACTTCCATCGAATCCAAGCCGCCGCGGCTCATGCGCGGCGAAAAACTCCACCGCAAGGTCTACGAGACTTCCGGCGGCCGGCCGCTGACCCTGGAAGAAGCCCACACGGCCATTGCCACCTGGTTTGACGCCTATGCCGAGCGGCCCCAACGAGGCCACCTGAAAGGCCGAACCCCGGGCGAAGCCTTCGCCGCCGGCGTCGGTCCGGGCCTTTCCGAGGGCGACCTCCTCAAGCTGCGGCTTTGCATGCTGTCCAAGGCCGTTCGCCAGATCGAACAAAACGGCGTCAAGATTTTCGGCCGGTATTACCGCCATCCCTTCCTGCACAGCCTGCGCCATCCGGTGCTGGTGCGCTACGACGACCAGGACCGCCGCACAGTGCTGGTCTACGACCAGTCCGGCAAGAACCTCATCTGCGAGGCCACGCCCGCCCCCAACCCGCATCCGGCCGCCCGTATCTTGGGGACAGAAGAGGATCAAACCGTCCTGGCCCAGGAAATCGCCTACAAAAAAGCCCTGGAAAATCAGGTCACGTCCAACGCCAGAAATTTCCTGAATTCCGTGGTGCTGCCCGAGACGCAGAGCCGCATGCGCCTGGTCGCGGCCGGCAAGACCGAAACGCCTGCCCTGCCGGGACCGAAAGCCCCGGACGTCAAGAGCATCGAAGCGGCCAAGGCTGCGGTTGTAGCCAAGCGCGAGGCCGCGCCGGCCTACACCCCGCCGGCGCAGATGGCCACCATCGTCACGGAACTCGACCGCTACGAATACCTTTTCACCCTGGCCGTCCGGGATGGTGTGGCCCTGCGTGAGGCCGACGCCGACTGGATGGCCCGCTACGAGCAAACCGAGGAATACGCGGCCTGTGCGCGTGGACGTTTCGAGCGGCTGCGCACGGTCTACAAGCGCCGCCGCCTGACCGCCAACGGAGGAGACGCATGAAAGCGGTTTTTGTGGAGACGGGCAACGTGACCGCCTTTCGGCGGGCCGTGCGGACCGTCGAGGACACCGAACGCGGACAGCCCGGCATCGTCGTGGCCTGGGGACAAGCCGGCAGGGGCAAGACCTTTGCCGCGCGCAACTCCCACGCCGAGCGCGGCGGGGTCTACCTGTCGGCTTGGGAAGGCATGACCCAGGCCGCCTTTTTGGGGCGCCTCTGTTTCGAGGCCACCGGTGCCCAAGCCCCGCGTTCATCCCATGCCTGCAAGGTCCGGGTGATCGAGGTTCTGGAAAAGCGCCGCGTCCAGGGCACGGCTACCAGCATCTACATGGACGAGGCCGACCGGCTGGCTTTCGGGCGCATTGAAGACCTGCGCGACATCCACGAGGCCACGGGCGCGGCCGTGGTCCTTATCGGCGAGGAAGAACTCATTGGGCTTTTGTCCCAGCGCCGTCGCGTCTGGTCCCGGGTGACCCAGGAAGTGTCCTTTGCGCCCGTAGACGAAGGCGACATTGCCGCCTTCGCCCTGGAAGCGGCCGCTCTGGATCTGACGCCCGAGGCCTGCGCCATGATCCGGGCCACGTCGGACGGCGACATGCGGCTTGTGCGCAACATGGTCCAGCTCCTGGAACAGGCCGCCAAGGCCCGGGAAACCGATCTCGTGGACGCGGCCATGGTCGCGGCCGTCCAGAAGCAAAAAAGCTGGAGGCGGGCATGAGAACGGAACACGCCGACAATCTTCGCCTCGTCATCCTGGGCTTGTCCAAACGAGGCTCGAATCCCGTATCGCTCGCCATGTTGTATGAATCCATGGCTTGCACGGATGAACCCGCAAAGGCCCGAGTCAGACGACAAGTCAATGCCATGGTCCGCCGGCAGGAGTTGATTAGGGTTGAGGATGGCGTTTTTCAGTGCAACACGCAGGCAGTCAGCAAGCAGCACAGCGAATACTACCAGCGCATCTGGCGAGCGCTTCGTTCCTCCAAGCCCGGATTTTCCTACCAAGACGTCGCCACCGTGACCCGCGTTTCCTATACGCATGTCCTGCGGTACTGCGCATGGCTCAAAGAAGAAGGCTACCTGGAGCCGTACGGCATGCGCGGCCAGGCGCGGCTTTTTCGGGCCACGGAGAAGGCCCAGTCCACGCCGAACACTCCTTATCCACCGCGAAAAATCAAAGACCCATTTGAGCAGGAAAAAGGGCTGGCCCTTGGCGTCGTGCAGGCCTTTCTGCTGCGCGATCCCTACCAACCCGCCGTGCAGGCAAAGATCATCGAGAACTGCCGGGCCATCCTGGCCCGGTTCGAGAAGGAGGTACAGGAGGTGGCCCATGGCTAGACAAAAGCCCAAAGCGGTTGTGTTCGCGGACATCAAGGAGGCCGACGCGGCCCTGGCCGAGCTGTCGGCTATCAAGCGCGAGATTGCGGCCGTGGAAGGCGTCATGAACGACGCCATCGACAACATCAAGGCCGAGGCCAAGGCCAGGACATCGCCGCTTACGACGCGTCTGAAAGACCTGGAAACGGCCCTGGCCAACTTCGCCGTGGCCCGCAAACAGGAACTCTTCCCCAAAAAGAAGTCCCTGGAAATGACCTTTGGCATCATGGGGTTCCGGCAGTCGACCAAGCTCAAGACCCTGACTCGGATCACTTGGAAACTGGTGCTGGAACGCCTCGAATCACTGGTCGGGGAACCCGAAGGCGAGGTTTTCCGCCAAGCCATTCGGGTGAAGCCCGAGGTCGACAAGGAGGCCATGCGCGACTGGCCGGACGAACGGCTGGCGACGGTCGGCGTTCACAAGGTGGCCGAAGACGAATTCTTCTACGAGCTCAAGACGGAAGCCATCGAGAACGCGGCAGCCTGACACGATGCGAAACCGCCCCATGCGGGCGGTCGTCCGGGCGTGGCGGCCCGGGCCTGACGAGCAGCCAAACGTCAGTCGACCATCTGCCTTCTAAGCAGATGGTCGGATGCGCCAAAACCAAAAGAGGAATCCCATGGCCAAGCGAACCTTCATTCCCTGCGCCGCCATCTATAACATGCAAAGCAAAATCCTTTTCGGAACCTTGCTGCCGACCACGACGCTTGCCTACGAGGCCGACAAGGAACTGCTCGTGGAGCTCTTCGGCCGCATCCTCGGCGCGCCGGCCGGCTCTTGGTCAAAGCTGACGCTCGGCCAGCGCAACCAGGTCCTGGACGCGCTGGCCGCCAAGTGGCTGCCCGACCATGCGGCCGTGGACATCCCTCTTTTGCCGAAACGCCTTCGGGACTGGAAAAAAGGCGACAAGGCCGACGGCTACGAGCGCCTGGACATTCCGGCCGGACCGCTGGCCCGGCAGAAGCGCTATATCGTCACTCTGTGGCTGCTCCTCGGCTATGAGCCCAAAGCCCTGGACGCCCGCGCGTCCAAGCAGTTCGGCGTGGACAAGTTTGTCTGGCTGACGGACCCGACCGCCCTGGCCACCCTGGCCAAGGATCTGTGGAGCCGCTGCCGCCGGGCGGGCATCGATCCCGAACCGTCCGAGACCGGCACATCCGCCGGCAAGGCCTTCGCCGGGCGCCCCGGCGCGGCATGACGCATGGGGCCAGACGACCGCGAAGCGTTGCGGGCCGCCATCCTGGCCCGCCACCGGACCCTCTACGCCTTCTGCAAGGCCACCGGCATCACCAAAAGCGTGGTGCTCCAGCTCCTCTCCGGCCGCTATCCCGGCAATGTGGAGCGGCAGACAGCGCGCATCCGGGCCGCCCTGGATGACACTCCCGTCACGGGCGTTTCGGCCGGGGCGGTTTTCGCGGTCCTGGAGCGCGTGGGTTGCGCCCGCTGCCGGGCCACGGACAAACGCCGGTGTCGCAGCTGTCGCACGCTGTGGGAGAAACAGGCCGAGGCCGTGGCCGGCTTGATCGTCGACGACGGAACGATTTCTCAGAATGGTTGAAAGAAGGATGCCCCGCCGCCATGAGTGAAAAGCGCGTCAAAGAGACCACCATCTTGCTCCGTAACCAGGGCAAAACCATCAAGCTGGAACTCTTCCCGGCTGCGGCCTGGGGTGGTCCGGCAGGAAGCTACCGCCTGCGGCTGGATGGCTGTTGGCACTCCCCAGGCTGCGACAAATACGCATATTTCACCCCGTCCGGCGTGGCCGGACTGCTTGTCGCGCATCTTGGTGGAGAACCAGCAGAGACAGATGTTCGGCCGGAACTGTGCCGCGGGGACCGGGTCCGCGTCCCCTGCGCCGATGGCGGCTACCTCAAGACGTTTGTGGCAGGTGCGCCGGTACTTGGCATCGATGGTCGGTGGTGGGTTTGGGCCGGCGGCTGCGAAGATCCAGTGGCCGTGGATACGCTGCTTTCGGGCGACAGGGGGGCGTTATGAGCATCATCGACGACGTGTTGAAGCTTCTGGGCAAGGGCTATTTACCCTACCAGGGGCATGTGGAAGGCCACGTCTACGAGTCCCTGGGCTGCGCCCCCCGGCGCAAGCCCCGGTGGTTCGTTCGGGAGCGTAAATATGTGTGCCTGGGGTGCTCTATGCGGTGCAGCCTGGTTGATCCGGTGGGGTTTGAGTTGATGCTGCCGGTGACCTATCAGACGAAAAAGCTGGCCTTTGCCAGCTTACCGGCAGTTTCGGCGCGGGAGTTGGTTGCGAAGAAGATACTTTTAACTATACCTGAGGTTGAGTTTGTGCTATCGATTGGAAGAAGCAAAGTTTGGGAAATGATACAGGAGGGGCGACTGGAAAAACATCCAGATTCTCCTCCGGCACGGGTGACTACGGAGAGTATTAAGCAGGAACTGCTAAAACAAGGGGAAGCGCTTTATATCTTACAAAAGAAGTGAATGACACTCCCTAAGCGTAACATAAATCATCATACATGATAGAGCAATTAGAAACTATAAAAAGGATCTAAATGTGTTAGCCAACCACACACCACGTCATCTCCTAAAGTTTGAAGTCTCAAAACTGTTCAATGTTTTCGACCACTCTATATTATTCAACCAAGAAAGTGGCATAACAATAATAACTGCTCCAAATGGATATGGGAAAACTGCCATATTAAGGTTGATAAATGCATTCTTTCTTAACCAGTGGAAAATTCTTTTTAATATAACTTATGAAAAAATGACACTTTACTTCGACGAAGACTTTAGAATTAGTGTTCAGCACAAGAAAGACGATAAAAAAGAAAGGCTTTTATTTATTTTAAAAGAAAAAGACAAAGAGCAAAAGTACACAATAGCGCTTGGAGGAATTGATCCACGGCAATTCCCCCTTCACCTGGTCGACCAAATCATCCCGAACCTTGATCGTATCGCTTCGTTAGCATGGAGAGATTTGACAGACAACAAGAGACTTACTTTCGCAGAAGTGATGGAAAAATATGGCCACGTATTAATCAAGGAGGCTGGACGGTATGAAATACATGCGAAAGAATTCGTAGACATGCAATCTAGGGATGAGAAAATCCCTGATTGGTTGGTGTCCGCTACAAGTTCTATTAATTGTAAATTCATAGAAACACAGCGCCTACTCGATTTTACCTCTCCTCGGATTGATCAACGGCACACAAGGAAGGCTGCACAAGCGATATCGGTTGTTGAGAATCAAGCCAATCATCTCAAATTCGCCATTCAGGAAAAGCTTGCTGAGTTCACAAATAAGTCACAGGAACTTGATCGTTCTTTTCCTCACCGTGTCATCAAGCAAGCATCTAGTAAGAGCATTTTGGACAGCAATCTACAAGGCCACATAGACAGCCTTGAAGACACACGTTCGAAGCTCGTTTCGGTTGGAATACTAGACCCCACAGAAGGATATACGCCAATATCTATGGAAAATGCCGACCAAAGCACTCGAAGCGTTCTCAAAGTCTATGTTGAAGATAATGTTGCGAAACTAAGTGTGTTCGATTCATTGTATAAAAAAGTGTCTATATTTTTAGAAATTCTCAATGAAAAGTTTGCGTCTAAGCGTCCTCCTGGTGCAAAAAAACTAATCAGATGCAACAAAGACAGTGGCTTGGTTGTAGAAACAGATGATGGAAAGGTCGTTGAACTTTCAGAATTGTCTTCGGGCGAACAGCACGAAATAGTTTTATTCTATGACATCGTCTTCAAAATGGACCAACACACCTTCCTTTTAATTGACGAACCGGAGCTCTCACTCCACGTAAATTGGCAGAAAAAATTTGTACCAGATCTTTTAAAAATTATTTCAAGCAACAAAATGCGTGTATTACTTGCAACGCATTCACCTCAAATCGTCCATGATCGCAGAGACCTTCGTGTCAGCTTGGGAGTCCATCGAAATGACTGACACAATTGACGAGGAGATCACAGCAGATGTTGTCGCCTCTCAAGTTGAATTCGAGAGAGACGCTCACGATGGCGCAATAATCATTGTTGAGGGGGATTCAGATTCGCACTTTTTCAAAAAAATAATTGATGAAGAAAATTGCAAAATTGTAATTGCCGCCGGAAAAGAGAACGCTACCGGCGCAATTTATAAACTTAATAAGGAGGATTTTTCTGGAGTACTGTGTATTGTAGATTCCGACTTCTGCTGTGTTGGACATGTCGACATAGACGACACCAACAATATAGCAATGACAGACTTCCACGACATAGAAATTCTGCTTTTCGAAAGTCCTTCCTTTGACAAACTTGTCGAAGGATTTGGAAGTAAACACAAGATTGCGTCTGCACTGAATGGTGACAGAAATAATCTACGGGACCTTATTTACGAGCCAGGGGTTTTGATTGGGGCATTTAAGTTATGGTCTAAAATAAATAGTCACAATCTAACATTTAAAAAACTTGGCGACAAAGGCTATGCTTTTATTAATATAAATGATTTATCATGCGACATTCAATCTTTAATCCGCTCTGTAAAGCATGCCTCAGCAATGCAACATCTGGTTGACTCAGATGTTGAAAAAGCAATACTTGAAATTTCTTCTAGTGACTTGGACAAGCGTCACCTGTGCTGCGGTCACGATATTTGCTGGATAATTTCCCGTGCCCTTCGCAAGCTTATCGGAAGCCACCAGAAAGAATCTGTTTCTAAAGAAAATATTGAACGAATATTGATAATAGGATATGAAAAATGCTATTTTTTAACCACTCAACTTTATCAAAAAATTCTTAAATGGGAAGCGATAAACCCTGGCTACAAAATACTAGATAATAATTTCCAAAAATAACTATAGAAAAAGGACATACGCTTTACAAGTCACCATATTTTTAAATTAAACATCTGTGGGCCACAATTTTTAGCGATAGGTCTTCATTTAGACTTTACCTCGCTGTCCATCCGCGTCCGCCCCGCTAATGTACTCTCTGTAAAACCGTCTATGCTTCCTCCATTCAATCGGGAGGCACAGCATGGAAACTTTCATTAGACCTAATATTTCAGCGTATATATCATCACACTTCTCGGCTCACGCTCTCCCCCCCGCACTAATTCACGCGATGCTCATGGTCGAATCCACGGGCAATCCTTTCGCCATGCGATTCGAACCCGCCTTTTACGACCGCTACCTTAAGGGCAAGCCGTTATCCTTCACTCCCCCCAGTTGCTCTATAGACACCGAGGCCATCGGCCGGGCCACGTCATGGGGCCTGCTCCAGATCATGGGCGAAACGGCCCGCTGTCTCGGCTTTCGGGGCTGGTTTGGCGAGCTCCTCACCCCGGAAATCGGCCTGGAATGGGGCTGCCGGTATCTGGCCCGGCTGCGGGACCGGTTTCTGAACACTGGCGGATGGGAAGTCGTCAGCCGGGCCTACAACGGCGGTCCCGGCAATGCCCACAACCCCGCGAACACGTATCCGGCCAAGGTGCTGGCGCATCTGCCGGGCGGCGTCTGGCCGCAGGAGGGATTCTAGCGATGGATGCTCAAGCAAAACAGCAACCGGCCGGACCCGCGACGGCCATTACCCCGGACGCCGTGGCCTCGGCCCTGGCCATCCTCGGCGAAGTCGCCAAAGGCTTTGCCGCACCCGCCGCTTCGGCCGCCCCGAGCGCGTCCACTCCCACGTCGTCCCCCGAACCGGAGCCGTCCCAGCCTCAGCCCCTCGAGGTTCCGGCGGTCGGCGGCCCTTCGATGACGGGATGCCTCGAAGGATTCACTACCACCTTGTCGCCGGCACTCTTTGCGGTCCCGGAATCGCGGCTCAAGTCCAGCCGGCTGTGGACGCTGATCGGCACCGTGGCCACCCTGGCCGTGCAGCATCCGGTCGGCCTGGAGCTTTCGCCCATCGCCCAGGTCTGCATCGCCGGGCTGGCCGGCATCTACATCGCCTCCCGGAGCGTGACGGGCGGCAAAGCCACCGGAGCCTGACATGGAACAGACGCTGGCGGCGAACCTCTTCAAGCTGCTCGGCAGCCTCAATGCCGACACAGTCGTGTTTCTGGCCTCCCTGCTGACGCTCACCCCCATGGGGCTCGTCGTTTTGATCGTGGTCTTCTGGCTGATCGAGGACCGCCGCCGGCGCGCCGACCTGTCGCGCTACCGCCAGGACATGGACCGCATCCTCAAGACCTACGGCGACGATCTGCGGCTCGTGACCGGCTACTACAAAGACAACGTCAAGCTGGTCGAGGCCTACCAGTCCCTGGCCCAAAGCCTCCATGACCAGGTGGTGCTCAACACCCAGGTCATGCAGCGCATGGTGGATGCCATCTGCACCAACCAATATTGCCCGCTGGGGCGCATTCCCAAGGGCGACAGCCCGATGCGGGGAGGACTCTAATGGACCTGGAACGCGCCGCCATGATCGGCCAGAAAACGGAAAAGGAGCTTGCCGCCAAGGGTCTCGGCATTCGGGCCGCCGGGCTTCGCGACTCGTTGCGCCTGCTGCTGTTGCCGACCTCGCCGGTCGACGCCCTTGACGACGAACAGATCGCCTCCCAGGGCCTCGCCCTGGCCCAGGTCCTGATCGACCTGCGGGCGGTCCGGGCCGAGATCGCGGCCATAAACCGCCACCTCGGGGGCTAAATCCATGGACGCCTTGGCCGGACGTCGGGAACATCCCATGGAGACCGTGGAGCGCGCCGAAGAGCTGTGGTGCGTGGACGGCCTCACCTTCGACGAGGTGGCGGCGCGCACCCGCGTGGCCGCCTCGACGCTCAAGCGCTGGGCCGAAAAGTACGGCTGGCGGACCAAGCGCGACGAGATCCGGCAAGCCCTGGCCTCCATCCGGGCCGACACCATCCGGCTGCGGGCCAAGCTCATCAAGAATTGTCTGACCAGCATGCAGGCCATGGACGCCTTTGCCGTGGCCAAGATGGAAGAGATGGCCCTCAAGGCTTCCGAACTGGCGGACAAGCGGGCCGAGGCCGCGCCGGCGGGCCTGCCCATGCGCGAGATCGCGACCGAAGCCGATGCCGTGGCCGCCCTGGAGGATGCCGTGGGCTTGCGCCTGAACGCCATGCTGGCCAGCCCCGACCGGGTCTCCCTGACGGCCTTGCGCGAGGTCAAGCAGGTCCTTGACCTGCTGAAGGACATGCGGGCCGCCGCCGGCGCGGCTAAGGACGGCAAACCGGACAGGGAACGCGGCCTGACCGCCGCCACGGCCGACCAGATCCGGGCCTTGCTCGGGGGGCAGGCATGAACGACGCGCCGCTTTTGCCCTATCAGGACCGCTGGAACCGGGACAAATCCCCGGTCAAGTTCTGCGAGAAATCACGCCGCATCGGCCTGTCCTACGGCGACGCGGCCGAATCCGCGACGCTCGCCGGGCTCAAGAAAAGCGACGGCGGTATGAACACCTTCTACATCTCCTACAACAAGGAGATGACCGAAACCTACATCAAGGACGTGGCCGAGTGGGCGAAGCGCCTCAACCTGGCCGCCTCGGAGTTCGAAGAGGTGGTCCTGGAGGATGAAGACAAGGACGTGCTGGCCTATCGGGTGCGTTTCGCTTCGGGCCATGCCGTCATCGCACTTTCGGGCAAGCCCAAGAACCTGCGCTCCAAGCAGGGTCGCATCGTCATCGACGAGGCCGCCTTTTGCGAGGACCTGGAAGAACTCTTGAAGGCCGCCATCGCGCTCACCATGTGGGGCGGTTCGGTGGAAGTCATCTCCACGCACAACGGCGAGACCAATTCCTTCAACAACTACATCCTGGATATCCGGGCCGGGAAGCTGCCCTACAGCCTGCACCGGGTGACCCTGGACGACGCCCTGGCCCAGGGGCTTTACCGGCGCATCTGCAAGGTCCGGGGAATGATCTGGTCGCCCGAGGCCGAAGCCGAATGGCGGGCCAGCCTGGTGGAATTCTACGGCGATGGCGCGGATGAGGAGCTTTTCTGTGTCCCGTCGCAGGGTTCGGGCACGTATCTCACCCGCCAGCTCATCGAATCGTGCATGTCCCCGGACATCCCGGTGCTGCGCTGGTCGCCGCCGGCTCCGGATTTCGTGGACTGGCCCAAGGAGCGGCGGTTCCGGGAAATGCGCGACTGGCTTTCGGCCGAGGTGCTGCCGCTTCTGGAGCGGCTCCCCCGGGGGCTGGCCTCCTTTTTCGGCGAGGACTTCGGCCGCACGGCCGACCTGTCCGTGGACGTGCCGCTGATCGAGCATCCCGACCTGACGCTGGCCGCCCCCTTTGTTCTGGAACTTCGCAACTGCCCGTTCCACCAGCAGGAACAGGCCCTTTTCTTCATCTGCGACCGGCTGCCGCGCTTCTCCGGCGCGGCCCTCGATGCCCGCGGCAACGGCCAGTACCTGGCCGAGGTGGCCCGGCAGGAATACGGCCCGGAGATCGTCCAGGAGGTCATGCTGTCCGAAGCCTGGTACCGGGAGCATATGCCCAAGCTCAAGGCGGCCTTCGAGGACAAGACGATCCTGCTGCCGCGCGATGCGCTCATTTTGGAGGACCTGCGGGCCTTCAAGGTGGTCAAGGGCGTTGCCAGGATTCCGGAGACCCGCACCGGGGCCAAGGGCGAACAGCGCCACGGCGACGCCGGCGTGGGTGTGGCTCTGGCGGTCTTTGCGGCCAAAACCATCGAGGCCACGCCATTCACGGTGACAACGGCCATGCCCTACACGGTCGGCAATCTTTTTCGGGGGTACCGATGACCAGCGGCCTGTAGCTCAATGAGCGGGATTTTGTGGAATTCGGAACCCGGCCCCTGGCCGAACTGCTCGGCGAAGTGGCCGTGCCGCCGGCGTCCTGGGGCCTGCTCGGCCTTCTGCCGGACCCGGACCCGGTCCTGCGCAGCCGCGGCGACGACGCCCGGGTCCTGGAAGAGCTGACCGCCGATGGCAAGGTCTGCTCCTCGATCCAGGGCCGCAAGATCAAGACGCTCAACAAGCGCCAGTACCGGTTCGAACCCGGCAAGGTCGAAGGACAGGAGCCGACCGCCGAGGCCAAGCGGCTGTGCGACGACCTGACCCGCGACCTGGAGCGGGTGGACCTGCTGAACCTCTTTTCCCAGGTGCTCGACGCCCCGTATTACGGCTTCACGCCAACGGAAATCCTGTGGAGGGCCGAGCCCTGCCGGATGCGTGTCCGCGACCTGGTCCCCAAGCCCCGGGAGTGGTTCGTCTTCGACGTTGACGGGGCCTTGTGCTTCCGGGGCGAGGACGCCGTTGCGGGCGACAAGGTCCATCCCTTCAAGATGGTCCTGTCTCGGCACTTCCCGACCTACAAGAACCCGTACGGCCTGCGCCTGCTCTCCAGGTGCCTCTTTCCGGTGGCCTTCAAGCGCGGCGGCATCGAGTTTTTGATGCGCTTTGCCGAGAAGTTCGGGATGCCCTGGGTGGTCGGCAAGGCCCGGCCCGGCTCCACGCCCGAGGAGCGCCGGGACATGGCGGCCAGCCTGTCGGCCATGGTCCGTGACGCTGTGGCCGTGGTCTCGGGCGGGGCCGAGGTGCAGATCGAGACCGTGGAAGGCAAGGCCACCGGCGGTATTCACCTGTCCATCGTCAACTACATGGACGGGGCCATCGCCCAGATCCTCCAGGGCCAGACGCTCACCCAGGAAATCGGAGCCAAAGGCAGCTACGCCGCCGCCAACACCCATTACAACGTCCTGTCCGACTACGCCGAGGCCGACCAGACGCTGGTGGTCACGGCCATGAACGACCTGGCCTGGATCTATGGCCAAGTGAACGCGCCGGACGTCCTCACCCCCGTCTTTTCCTATGTCGAGCCCGAGGATCTGGAGAAAAAGGCGACGCTTGGCAAGAAACTCTACGACATCGGTGCGCGCTTCAAGCGGGCGTACTTCGAGGGCTTCGGTCTTGCGCCAGATGAATTCACCGTGGTCGACCAAACGGCCAGGCCCAGTGCCGGGGCTGGGGAGGCCGCCGCCCTGGCAGCCGGGCAGGCAGGCTTTACCCCGGACCCGCAGGCCGTGGAAAGGCTGGTGACGGAAGCCCTCCAGGAAGGCGGCCGGGCCGTCCGCGACCAGGCCGGCCGGATCGTGGCCCTCATGGAACGGGCCGAGTCATGGGAAGACGCCGAGCTGCTCCTGATCGAGGCATTCCCGGACCTGGACGGCGGGGACTTCCAAAAGGCCGTTGCGGCGGCGCAGGTCGCCGCGGATCTGCTCGGCCGCTACGCCGTGCGCCTGGAGACGGGCCGTGCCGGATAACCCGTCGGCCATCGCCTTCACCCCGGTCAAACCGACCGAGGCTATCCGGTTCCTCAAAGACAAGGTGCCGGTCACCCGCGACCAGTTCGACCGGCTTTCCGAGGTGGCCAAGGCCCGGGCCTTCACCGTGTCGGGTCTGGCCCGGGTGGATATGGTCGAGGCCGTGCACCGCTCCATGACCCTTGCCATGGAAAAGGGCGTCCCGCTTCGCGAGTGGAAACAGACCGTCAGCCAGGCTCTGGACACGGCCGGGTTCACCGGGGACCGCCCGCTTCGCCTGGAGACCATCTTTCGCACCAACGTCCAGTCCGCCTACATGGCCGGCCGCTACGCCGAGATGTCGGCCATGGCCGACACCTTCCCCTATTGGCAGTATTCGGCCGTGAACGACGGCCGCACCCGACCGGCCCACCGGGCGCTTTCGGGCAAGGTCTACCCGGCCGGGCATCCTTTTTGGGACACCTGGTTTCCTCCGAATGGATTTAACTGCCGCTGCACGGTCAAGGCCCTGACCCGCCGCCAGGTCGAAGACCGGGGCTTGGCCGTCGAGACCGAGATCCCGGAGGAGCTGGACACCGCGTCTGGCCCGGTGCGCATCGCTCCGGACCTGGGTTTTTCAACCAATGTGGGAAAGGATTGGCTGGGCTCGCTCACCCCCGGCCCCTTGGCCGACGAGATAACGCCGCTCGTCTCCCGGGCCATTTGCCGCCAGGGTCTGGCCTTTGCGTCGGGTGACGACCCCTGCCGGCCGCCCCTGGCCGGTCTTGATCCCCGGCATGTCCTGACCGTGGACGCGGCCGACATCCTGCCGGCCGGGCTGGTCCCCGAGCGCTACGTCCAGGCCTTTCTGTCCGAATTCGGGATGGCCGACATCGAAGCGAGCAAGGTCGTCACCCTGCCGGGCGTGGAACTGCCCATGGTGGTCGGCAAAGGCTTTTTCATCGACAAGCGGACCGGGGAATGGAAGGTGAACAAGTCGGGCCGGGCGCCGTATGTCCGGCTGCTGGCCCAAACCATCCTGAATCCCTACGAGGTATGGCAGGTCCCGGCCGAGGTCTCGGGAAAGCCCATGGACACGCTCCGGCTGCTGCGGCTTTTCAGCCTGGACGGCAAACGCATCGGCGGCTTTTCGGTCTTCAACCTGGTGCGCGGCCGGCAGTGGCAGGCGGCCACGGCCTTTACGCCCAAGGCGACCGCCGCCTCCGAAGCCCGGATGCTCGAATACCTGGAAGCGCAACGGGTGGGGATATTGGCTTACCGCGAGGAACTCAAGGAGGGCGAGGCTCCCTGAGCGGCCGGCGTGCCTACCGATCCCCCAGCCGGGACTCGGACGCGCCGTTTGGTCCTCACACCCTCCGTTTAGGCATGCGGTGTGGTCCGGTCAAGCGCCCCCTGGACCCTATCGCCCGGGAACCTCTCCCCAGCGCCTCCCTCCGCCTTCCCCGCCTATCCCGACCGCTCCTACGCCCGGCGACCGCTCCGCCGATTCTTAGACCCATTTTAGACCTAGGATTATCCCGGGATTATCCCACCTCTGCCTCCGAACGCGGGGCATTGCCGCATTCGTGTCCGCGCGCGTCCGTGGCGCGCTCCTTTGCGACCGCCGCCTCGGGCATACCAGGGGCCATGGCAGCGCTCACCAAATGGATCGAGATCGCCCGCGCCGGCGGCCCGTACACGGCCCTGTCCGGCGAGGCGGTCACCATCACCCGCGAGGACCTGGAAACGGCCGTGACCTCCTTCGACCCGGCCGACCGCCGCGTGCCGTTGGTGCTCGGACATCCCAAGCTCGACGACCCGGCCTACGGCTGGGTGGCCGAACTCAAGCGCGACCGCGACGTGCTGCTGGCCCGTTTCCGCGACGTGCCCGACCCGGTGCGCGAGGCCGTGGACCAGGGCCGCTACCGCAACGTGTCGGCCAAGTTCGTGAAGGGGTGGCGGCTTTGGCATGTGGGGCTTTTGGGCGCGGCCCAGCCGGCCATTCCGGGCCTGGCCGAGGTGCGGCTGGCCGACGAGGCCGACGGACACATTTTCGAATTCGCCAAGGAGGCGACCATGGATGAACTGACGCGACTGCGGCAGGAGGCGGCCGACGCCAAGGCGGCCTTGCAGGAGGCCCGGGACGAAATCGCCCGGCTCAAGGCCGAGAAGGCCGGCGAAGGCAAGGCCAAGGAACTGGCGGCCCGGATCGATGAACTGACCCGGAAGCTCCAGTCGACCGAGGAAGCCCGGGACAAGGCGGTCAAGGAGTTCGCCGCCTTCCGCGACGACCAGACGGCCAAGGGCCGGGAAAGCCGCTTCGAGGCCCTGGTGGCGGCCGGCAAGGCCCTGCCCGGGGAGAAGACCAAGGTGCTGGCCTTTGCCGCCGCCCTGGGCCGCACCGGGGAAGAGATCGAGCTTTCCGCCGGCGACGGCAAAACCGAGAGACTCGGTCACGAAGAGGCCTACTGGCGCGAGCTCGAAGCCCGGCCGGAAAACGGCCTGACCCATGAATTCGCCGCGCCCGCGGGCAAAGGCGGCGCGGACAAGGGCGGCCCGGCCGCCGACCTGACCGGCAAGGTCTAAGGGGGGTTCATGACCATTTTCGGCAAGACCGCCACCATCAACTACGACGACCAGCGCGCCCGGGGCGAAGGCCACTCCCCGGTCATCGTCTCGCGAAAACTCAAGGCCGGCCAGGGCGTACTGCCCGTGGGCCTGCTCCTGGCCAGGGACGCCGCCGGCGAGGCCGTGCCCTTCGAGGTTGTGGCCGCCGAGGAACTCGGCACGGGAACCGGCGCAACCAAGGCCTATGCCGGCACCCTGGCCAAGGCTCCGGTGCAGCCGGAGACCGTAGCCGTCACCGACGGCGTGGAAACCTTCGGCGACGACGGCTGCGGCCGGCTGGCCGGCAGCGCCGGCGGCACCGGCACCGTGAACTACAAAACCGGCGCCGTGGCCGTGACCTTTGCCGCCAACGTGGGCAACGGCGTGGCCGTGGACGCCTCCTACGGCCGCCGGCTCCACGGCGTCCTGGACGAGGTCGTGGACACGGCCGCTTCCGGTTCCGGCCTGGCCGTCGTCCACGGCAGCGTGCGCAAGGACGTCCTCAAGGTCGGAATCGCCGCGCCCGCCGCCCCTTCCGCCGCCGTGCTGGCCTGGCTTTCCGACTCGGGCATCTGGCCCAATTAAAAGGAGCCTCTCATGATCAACCTGCGCGGCCTTTTCTCTCGCGAAGCCATCATCAGTTACCTGACGGCCCTGCCGGTCATCAAGACGCCGGTCATGGACGCCATCTTCATCGACCGGCCCCAGCATCCCCTGGCGCTTCTCGGCGTGGATGACATCGCCGTGGACGCCCACCCGCTGCCCATGATCCGGCGCGGCGGCCCGAGCGTGGCGGCCGTGTCCGAGGGCGGCGGCATCGCCATGTACGAACCCCTGCCCGTGCGCGTCCACAAATCGGTCACGGCGGCCGACCTCGGCAACCTCCAGGTCCTCAAAGGCACGGACCTGGACGCCTGGGCCAGGAGCAAGACCGACTACCTGCGCCGGGCCGTGCGCCGCACCACCGAGGCCCTGTGCGCCCGAGCGCTCTCCGGGACGCTCCGCTGGCCGGTTTCGCTCGAAAAAGGCGGCTATGACGTCTTCGAGGTCGTCTACGGCCAAAACCTGACCGTGGCCCCGGACACCCTCTGGAACGACGCCGACGTCAAGCTTGCCGATGTCTACACCTGTTTGTCGGACATGGAAGAAGCCATCCAGGACGGCGGCTTCGGAGGCCAGGTCGAAATCTGGGCCGGCAAGGCGGCCTACAACGCCCTCTTTGTCATCGCCGAGAACTCCCGGACCACGGCCCAGATCCGCGTGGAGATCACGAGCCAGGGCGTTAACGTCGGCGGCTATCTGGTCAAGCGCCGGTCGGAGAAGCACCGCGACCCGGAGTCCGGAGCCATGGTCCCGGCCGTGCCGGACGCCACGGTGCGCATGATCGCCCTCGATGCCGGGCACAAGCTGCCATACTGCGCGGTCGACGATCTGGACGCCAACCTCCAAGCACTGCCGCTGTTCGTCAAACCGGTTAAGACCGACGACCCGAGCGGCTACAAGCTCGTGGCCGAGTCCAAGCCGTTTCCGGTCGTCAACACCCGGGGCGTCTGCGACGCCGTGGTCCTCTAACTCTCGGGGCGCGCCATGACCTACGTCACCCTTGAGGACCTCAAGGCGCTCATCCAGGAGCGCGACATCCTGGACCTGACCAACGACGCCGGCACGGCGGCCGACCTGTCCGATCCGGACGTGGCCGCCATCCTGGCCGACGTCTTCGACCAAGCGAGCCAGGAAATCGACGCCCACCTGGCCGCCGTGGCGGACGTGCCCCTGGCCAGCCCTCCCGGCATCATCCGGCAACTGGCCGCCCGGATCGCGCGCCACCGGCTCTACCAGCGCCGCCCGAACCTGGGGGATGCCCTCAAGCCCGCGGCCAAGGATTACGAGGACGCCGTTGCCCTCCTTGGCCGGTTCGCGTCTGGCGTGCTCAAGCTGCCGGGTACCATAGGCGGCGGCCCGGTGGTCGCGGGCGACAGCGGCCTGGCCGTGTCCGCCCGCCCCGCCCATTTCGGGGACGCCTTTTGGAAGCGGGTGCCGTGATGGATTTCCGCGTCGAGGTGGTTGTCGCGCCGGCGACCGGATACCTGGCCGGACTCCTGGCCAGGGTCAACGACCTGACCCCGGCCATGGCCCGGATCGGCATGCTGCTCGTGTCCTCCATCCAGGAGAACTTCGAGCTGGGGCACTCGCCGGACGGCCAACGCTGGAAGCCGAGCCGTCGGGCGATGCTTCAGGGCGGCCAGACCCTGGTCGATACCGGCGCGCTCATGTCCGGCATCGTCTCCGAGGCCACGGCCAACCGGGTGGAAGTCGGCCCGAGCGGCCCGTCGCTCAAGTATGCGGCCATCCACCAGTTCGGCGGCGAGATCCGCCCGAAGTCGGCCAAGGCCCTTTTCTTCCGAGGCGCGGATGGCAAGGCGGTCCAGGTCAAGCGGGTCCGGATTCCGGCCAGGCCATACCTCGGCGTCGGCCGGGAAGACATAAACGAGATCGGGGAAACCCTGCTCGATTACCTGGGAGGGAGCCATGGTTGAAATCCGCGACGTGGAAGACGCCCTGGTGGCGGCCCTTTCGCCGCTCAAAGCCAGCCACGGCGTGCGCCAGATCAAGACCTACGGCGACGACCTGGAGCCCGACGCTCTGCCCCGGCTCCTGCCCAACCTGCCGGCGATCCTGGTGGTCTATGCCGGCTCGGTGACCGACAGCCATGGCCAGCGCCAGATCGATCGAGCGGCCTATTTCGTCTTCGTCTGCGACCGGTCGCTTCGAAGCGAGGAGGCGGCCCGGGCCGGCACGTCCGGGGCCTACCCGCTCCTCGGGGCCGTCCGACGGCTGCTCCAGGGCAAGGAAGTGTTCCCGAACATTTTCGCCGAGCTCCGCCGCCAGGAGACGTTCCTTTCCCGGCCGGACATGACGGCCTGCTACGCGGTGTACGAGATCGCCCAGCCCTATCTGCTCGGCGAATAAGGAGAAAAGGATATGGCTGATCAACAAGCGCAATTGACCCGAAAAGCCGTGGTCCTGGCCAAGCTGGAGGAGACCTACGGCCAGTTACCGGACATGGGGCCTCAAAACGGTATCCTGGTCAATAACGGCGTGGACGTGGAGCCCTCGGGCGAGAAGGTGAAACGCGACGTGGTGCGCAGTACCTTCTCCTCGGCCGGGGCCGTCATCGGGTCCAAGAAGATTCCCTTCAAGGCCCAGGTGGAACTGCGCGGCGGCGGCCTGGACGGCACCGGCAAGGTGCTGCCTCCGGACTGCGAACCTTTCCTGCTTGCCTGCGGCACCCAGCGCACGGACGTGGTCCGGCTGTCCGTCCCTTCGGTCGTGGGTTTCCTCCTGGGCGAAACCGTCACCGGCGGCACGTCCCATGCCACGGGTGTGGTGCATCATTTCGACGGCGACGACACCCTTGTCCTCAAGGGCGTGGTGGGAACTTACGAGCCCGAACAGATCACCGGCGGGACTTCGAATGTCACCGCCGACGTGACCGCCGTCGCCTCCGGCATCGAATACCGGCCGGCCACCAAGCGGCCGGCGGCCCAGGATTCCACGGCCGTCCTCTTCCACAAGGACGCCATCCTCTACACCGTGCGCGGCGCGCGCGGCACGTTCACCCTCAACTGCGCGGTCAACAAGTACCCGGTCTTCGAGTTCTCCATGACGGGCCTGTGGACCGACCCGGCCGATGCCCCCAACCCGCCGGTCCCCGAGTTGACCAAGATCAAACCGCCCATGTTCATGGGGGCCAATTTCGAGGTCGACGATTACCGGCCGACCATCACGGAATTCAACTTCAACCTCGGCAACACGGTTTCGGACAGGCTCGACGCCAATTCCCCGGAGGGCCTGATCGGCGTGCTCATCACCGACCGCGAGGCCACCGGGTCCATCAACCCGGAAATGGACGCCCTGGCCAACTTCAACCCCTGGACCAAGTGGAAGACGGCCGGCACCTGGCGCATTGCCACGCTTTTCGGCAGCGAGCCCGGCAACCGGATGCGCATCGAGCTTCCCGCCGCCCAGTATGACGGCCTCAAGCACGGCGACCGTTCCGGCATTGCCGCCTACACGGCCAACTACATCGCCAACGCCCACCGGGACGCCGGCGATGACGAATGGCGTCTGACCATCCTGTAACCCTCGACCTCGAAAGGAGCATCCCATGTCCGAACAGTCGCAACCCCTTGTCTTGGGCGGCCAAAACATCCTGGAGATGAAGGACAAAATCTCCGGCGTCCTGCTGGAATTCTCCTACCGGCTCCCGACCCAGGCCGAGCGGGACGCCTACACCAAGGCCACCATGCGCCATAAGGGCAACAAGGTGTTGTCCAAGGCCAATACCTTCACGGAACAGGCGGCCCTGGGGAAGCGCGTGCTGCTCGGGTTCAAGAAGGGCTGTCTGGCCAACGAGGCCGGCCAGATCATCAGTTCCGACAAGACCGATCCGGACTTTGACCCGAGCTGGAAGGACCTGCTGGACAAATACCGCAAGGACATCCTGGCCGCTGCCGGCCGTCGGGTCATCAACTCCACGTCCTCGCCGGACGAGGAAAACAACTTCGAAGTGGTCGAGGACTTCGGCGAGGACCCTTCGACCGGGTTGTTCGACGACATTTCGACGGATGCGGAGGACCCGACCAACCCCTTGCCGACTGCGTAAAGGCCAACGGGCCGTGGCTGCGGGCGGCCTGCGCCGGGTGTGAAAAGCGCCGGGCCGCCCCGAGTCCGTACGTGAACTACCTGCTCTGGCTCCGCACCAAACGCCTCGGCGGCTATCCCTACGCAGCCGAGGATCTGGACGAACAGACCTGGATCGATCTGGGCATTCTCGAAATCTACTACCAAAGCCGCCAACCGAGGTTGTTTTAAGATCATGGCCGCCGAGAACCGGGTCCGCATCATCATCGAGGCCGACAATACGTCTGGCCGCCAGGGCATCCAGGAGACCGTGCAGGACCTGGATTCCCTGGCGGCCAAGGGGCGTGGCGTCGACCTCACTGGCGCGTTGCGCCTGGATGCGGGCGCGGTGACGCAGCCGGCCGCCAAGGCCGGGGCGGCGTTGGATGACGTGGGGGCCAAGGGCAGGAAGGCCGGCGACGATGCCGGCGCGGCCATGGCCGCCGCCGGGGCCGAGATCAAGAAGGTGGGGGCCGAGGCCGACAACAGCGGCCGAACCGGCCGGACGGCCTTGCACAACCTGGGAGACGGCGCAGCCGAGGCCAAGGCCCAGGCCGAGGCACTTGGCGTCAACCTCGGCGATATCCGCGCCCTGGCCGTCCAGGTCGGGACCGCGCTTGTCGCTGCCTTCGGTGTCGACCAGGTCATCTCGTTTGCCAACCAGGTCATCGGCGCGGCCATGGCCATGGAGCAACTGGCCGCGACCTACAAGGCCGTGTTCAAGGACGCCGGCGCAGAACAGCTCCGGTACGCCGCCGCCACGGCCGACGCTTTCGGCAAAAGCCTCCTGGACGTCGCCAATTCCTACAAGAAATTCGCCGCGGCCGCCGAGGCCGTCGGCCTGTCCACCGACAACCAACGCAAGACCTTCGAGGCGGTCACGGCCGCCATTACCAAGGTCGGCGGCTCCTCCCAGGACGTGGCCGGCGCACTCCTGGCTTTGGAGCAGATGCTCTCAAAGGGAACGGTCCAGGCCGAGGAATACCGCCAGCAGTTCGCCGAGCGCATCCCGGGCGCTTTGCGTATGGGCGCGGACGCCTTGGGCGTGACCACGGCCGCGTTCCAGAAGATGATGGAAAACGGCCAGGTCATCGCCAATGACTTCATCCCGAAGCTGACAACGCAGCTCGCCAAGTTCGGCGAGGGCTGGCAGGCCACAGCCGACACGGCCCAGGCCAATGCCGAGCGGCTCAAGAACTCCTTCCTGGAACTGTCCAATTCCTCGCTTTTGACCGGTCTCGTCAACATTATCGAAAAGATCGGCATCGCCTTCAACGAGAACCTGACCCACAATTTCGAGCAGTTCAGCGTCACCTTCCGGGCGCTCATGGCCGAGTCACGCGGCGACCTGTCCCCCTTCGCGACCATCACGAATTCCCTGGATGACCTGAAAAAGAAGCTCGACGCCCTGGACCAGCGCAAGGCCACCTACCTCAAGGACCTCCAGGAGCAGGCCCGGGGGCTGGCCGAAGCCCTGGTCAACGTCCAGACCCATCAGGTCGACTTCGGCCCGTCGGGGGAAAATGTTGAGAAGCTGCGCCAGAAGCTCAAGTGGTTCGAGGATGAGATCACAAGGCTCACCGGCCAGACCTGGGTGGTCAACGTGGTGGCCCAGGTCGACAACTCCCAGCTCATCCAGGCGAAGAGCTTCATCGAGGGCCTGATCAAGGGGACGGCCGAGTACAAAAGCCGGGCCCTCGAAGCCCAACAATATTCGCTCGACAACGCGGTCAACGTGCTGGGCAAGTCCAAGGCCGCCTTGGAATCCAAGCTTACGAACCCGAACCTCGACCTGCGGGAGGCCCAAACCCTTTCCAACGAACTGGCCGGCCTCAATACCCAGCTTGACGATGCCAAACTCGGGTACCGGGAGCTCGACAAGGAGCGGAAAAAGCTCGGGGAGCAGCAGATCAAGGACAACGGGGCGGTCGCCGGTTTCCAGGCCAGCCGGGCCGGCATCTCCGAGTCCGAACTCGACAAGGCGACCCGGGCTTCGGACGCCCATGCGCTCTCCATTGCCCGCCAGATCGACGCCCATGCCGAACTGAGACAAGGGCTCATCGATGAGCCCGGGTATTACGAGAAGGTGCGGCGCGCCCAGGAGGCCGAAGACAACACGGTCAAGAACCTGACCAAGTCGCATACGGCCGCCGCCAACGCCATGGAACGTTTCGAATCCCAGGGCGCGGCCTATCTCCAGTCCATCGAAAACCAGATCGATGCCCTGACGGCCCAGCTTGGCGGCGACAACCTGACCGCCGACCTGGCCAAGGTCGACAAGCGCTACGACCAGTTGGGGGCCACGATCCGCAAGGCCATGATCGGGGCCAAGGGCGACGTGGCGGATTACCGGGCGGCCCTGGCCAGACTGGAAGAGGCCCGGGAGCTCGAAAAGCAGATCGCGGCAATCAAGGCCTGGGACAAGGCCATGGACACAGCCGCCGCAACGCTCAAGGAGCTTGGCCGCCTGACCGGCGATCCGGACCTGCTCTACGCCGGCGCGACAACCGAGTTGCAGAAATGGGCGACCGACCAGGAGCGCCTCATCAAGGCCACCTATGATGATGAGGCCGCCCGCGCCCAGGCCCTGGCCGACCTCAAGGAGGAAGTGCGGCTCAAGGACCTGGAAAACCAGAAAACGGCCTTTGCCGGTCTGGCCGGAGCGTCCAGGACCTATTGGCAGGCCGAAGGGGCGCTTCTCGACGCACACCTCGCCCGCATCAAGGACAACTGCGACAGCGAATACGCTTACGAGGTCTACGCCGGCCAGCAGCGTTCCGAGCTGCGCAAAAAGGAGCTTGAAGCCCGCATCGGCTACGAACAGGACTTCGCCTCGACCTTGCGCGACGTCCTGGCCGATGAGTTCGGCCTCTACAAGGACGAGATCACCCGCCAGCATGAATCGTGGGTTTCCGTCTCCAAGGACATCGCGTCGGGGATCAATGACCTGTCCGGCTCGGTTGCCACGGCCTCGACGGATATGGCCAAGGCCTGGATAAAAAACACCGGCTCCATGGCCGACGCCCTGAAGTCGGCCGGGGACCAGGCGCTCGATTATTTCATGAATCTGATTCAGAAAATGATCGAGTACGCCCTGAAAAATTACATCGTCATCCCGATCCTGGAAAAATTCGTGGGCTCCGACGCGGCCGGCTCGATCCTGGGCAAAAGCGGCGGCACAAGCGCCAGCGGATCGGGTGGCGGCCTCGACCTCTCCTCCCTGTCATCGCTCGGCAAGCTCATCGGCAGATCCGCCGGCGAGGGTCTGGCCCAGGATTTCGCCTCGGCAGGCTCGTCGTCGAACGGCATGGCCATGGTGGTCGGCGACAGCAATGCCCTGTCCAATATTTTCGCTGACGGTGTGGACGCCTCGGCCCTGGGCAAAGCGGCCGGACAGCTCAATTATGCGCCCACCTCGGCCATGGCCTCGACCTACAGCGCGGCCGAAACGGCGGCCATGTCCGGGACCTCGCTGCTCTCCACCCTGGGGACGACCCTTGGCGTCATCGGCGGCGTGGCGGGGTTGGTCGGTCTGGCCACCTCGCTGCTCTCGACCACCTCCACGACCGAAAAGACGGGCAGTGGCTACAAGATCGCCATCAACGCCGGCACCCTCGATATGTCGGGCGTGGATTTCTACAAGACCACGACCACGAGCGGCCTCGGCGGGACCTCCACTTCCCATTCCACGGTTAACACCGGGGCCGTCGACCCGGACGTTGCCAAGCAGCTGGCGGATTTCCTCAAAGACACGGCGGAAAGCCTTCACGACTTCGCCAAGGAATTGGGCATATCCACCGACGCCCTGGCCAACTTCACGGTCCCGGAAATGACCATCACGTCGGACCAGCTGGGGGCCTATCAGCGCAACATCTCCAACCTGATGGCCTATGCCGTCCTGGATGCCGAGGGGTTGCGCGGGGCGATCGACTACGTCCTGGACAGTTACGAGACCTACGACAACGCCATTAAGGACCTGGGCAACGCCTACGGCGTGGTCGGCGGCTACACCGACGCCTACGGTTACGACCTGGAAACGCTGGCCGGCATTACTCAGGAAAACATCGATGCCATCCGGGAGTACAACAACCAGGTGGCCGAGGGGACCTTGCCGGCCACCCTGGCCATGGCCGCCGCCATGGGCGCGTCGTCGGACATGCTCCAGATCCTGGCCTCAAGCGCCACGGACACGTCGGTGGCGCTTGGGCAGACCGACGAGCAGCTCTCCAAAATCCTGCAAGCCGATTACGCCCGCGACATCATAGACGCGGTCGGCGAGGACACGTTCAAGCAGATCATGGGCAACCTGGTCGGCAACCTCCTGACCAGTCTGGATGCCTACCAGCGTCAGGCGGACTACTACCAGAAGAAGGCGGAAGCCTCATTTACCGAGCTGGCCAGAGCCGGCGTCACCGTCGACAACTTTTGGCAATCCTTCTCGGATGCCATGCACTCGGGCCTGTCCGTCGAGCAGTTCGAGGCCTGGGGCGATGCCTCGGCCTGGGTGGCCAACCTCGACACCATGCGCAAAGCGATCGAGGCCTGGAACGTCGCCGTCCGAAAAGTCTTTCAGTCTTTGCAGGCCCGGCAGTTGTCGGCCGCCGGCTACGACACGGCTGCGTCGGCTGTCTCACAGCTCGCCAGCGCGGAGTGGGAACTCTACGACGCCCGGCAGGCTGGATATGACGAGACAGTCCTGGCCGCCATCGCCGCCACCCAGCAGGCCGAGGCCGCCAAGGCCCTGACCGACATCCTTGCCGACGTACAAGGCGCGCTCGATGACGTTTCGGGCAGCAGCGCCGTTGCCGAGATCCAAAAACTCAAAACGCAGTTTGCCGATTGGACCGCCGCCGCCCAAATCCTGGGGGCCACCGAGGAGCAGCTGGCGCAGATCCGCGAAGCCGAGGCCACAGTCATTGCCGGCAAGCTCCAAGGCGTCCTTGATGATGCCCAGGCGGCTTTGGTCGATGCCGCCGGCGGCAGCGACATGGCCTCATGGCTGGCCGATACCAAGGAAAAGTTCGCGGGTTGGATCGCCTCGGCTCAGGCCCTGGAGGCCAGCGAGGCCCAGCTCGCCCAGATCCGCGATGCAGAGACTGCGGCCATCGCGGCCAAGCTCCAGGGCGTCCTCGACTCCGTGGCCGACCAATGGAACGACGCCACGCGGACCGACACCAAATCCTGGCTGTCCAATCTGCGCAAATCCATGCAGCAGGCGACCGATGACGCCACGGCCCTGGGAGCGTCCGAAGCCCAGCTGGCGCAGATCCGCCGGCAGGAGTCGGACATCATCGCGGCCAAGCTCCGGGACACCATGGCCGGCGTGGCCGCCGAGCTTGCGACCTTCGACGGTACGGAGCTGACCTACAACGTCGGCAAGCTCAAGAGCGACATGGCTGCGGCCCTGTACGACGCCGCACTGCTCGGGGCCTCGCAGGCGGACCTGTCCCAGATCGGCACGCTCTACGCCTACAAAATCAAGGACGCCTACCAGCAACAGATCGACGACCTGGTCGACCAGCTCCAGTCCGCTGCCGATGCCATCGACAAGTTTTCGGACAGCCTCAAGGACTTTCTGACCGGCCTGTGGACCAACAAAGAGACCAGCCCGCTGGGCGCTCGTGGGCGTTACTCCGAGGCCCAAAGCCAGTTCCGCGCCGCTGTGGGCGACCTGTCTTCCACCGACGACGCCACGCGCCAGGCCGCCCAGGACAAGGTCCAGAATCTGGCCAGCACCTACCTGACGGCCAGCAAGGACGCCAACGCCACGTTCGCCGCCTACTATACCGATTTCATGGAGGTTCAGACGGTCCTTGGCGCGCAATACCAGCAGGCCAAGACGGACCACGATCTGCTTGAGGACCAGCTCAAGGCGGCCACGGGCACCCAGGAAAACACCAAGTCCACGGCGGATCTGATGGCCCAGCTCAAGGCTTTGCAACAGCAGCAGGGCGACACCTGGACGCAAATGCTGGCCGACCTGCCCCAGGCCATCGCGGACGCCATTCTGGCGGCCCAGACCTACAAGCAGACGGGCGTCGGAGGTGGCGGCGGGGCCGGCCTGTCCAGCGCTCTGGCCGGGATAAACAGCACCTTTATCGGCCGGGACATCGCTGCCCAGCAGGCCAACAGCCAGTATCTGGCTGACAAAGCGGCCCAATTGACCCAGTCCACGGGCAAAACCTGGACCAGCTATCAGGTGCTGCAAGCCATCAGAGATATCGGCCTTACACCGTACCAGCACTATCAGCAGTATGGTAAAGGTGAGGGTCTAAGCTGGACAGATTCAAATGCCTTTAGCAGTGACACAAACACGTCATATACGCGATTAGGCTCTGACAATATGACTTCGGATGGCTTTGCCGCTTACCTTGATCCTGCTGATTATGTTTATGCTAAGGCCCTGCAATTATCGACAACTACTGGCCGTGTATGGACCGCTGAAGAGGTGTCTCAAGCATTTAAAGATGCTGGACTCACTGCGGCACAACATTATCTCCAGTACGGCCAATATGAAGGAATCAAGGCCGGCAGCGGTTACGTCGGGTCCAATGACTACTCTGCCGGGTCGTCGTTCAATGCGACTGATTATCTTGCAGCAAAGACCGCATCTTTGAATGCCAACAATACGGATGGTCACACCTGGACCATAGCGCAGACGGCGGCGGCCATCGCGGCGGCCGGCATGACGCCCGAGCAGCACTATGCCCAGTACGGCAAGAACGAAAACATCCCCGGTTATGCCGTCGGGGGCCTGGTTGGGGATCTGGCCCGGTCGGGCGGCTACCTGCCGGGCTACAGCGCGGGGGATGTGCTGACAGCCCGGTTGCGGCTCGGGGAGTACGTGTTTACGCCCGAGGCAGTCGATTACTACGGGCTCGCCACCATGGAAGCCATGAACGCCATGCGCCTGCCGCCGCTGACGGCGCTCCCCGGATACGACCTGGGGGACACCGAGCCGCTCGACGCCATAAGCCTGCCGGCCACCTCCCTGCCGGGCTACGCCGACGGCGGACTCGTCGGCCGCCTCTACAACTCTACCGACAGCGGTGCAGACTCCGACCGTACCCCCAGCTCGGGCGGCCGCTCAACGGATCGCGGCTATGCGGCCCTGGCCGGCAGCGTGGCCGACTTGGCCAAGGCGGTCGATCGGATGAGCGGCCGCCTGGACAAACAACTTGGCAAGGTCGTGGACAACACCGGTCGGGTCGCGGTCATGGGCGTCAAGATCATCGAGTCGGCGGTGGCATCATGAGAGTCATGGACCCCAAACCCATCACCGCCGATGTCGTCAAAGCGAGTAACCTGACCGACCCCGCGCCGCTGTGGTCCGCGACATCCGCCTACCTGGCCGGGACCACAGTGCGCCAAGCCGACACGCACCACCGTTACAAGGCGTTGAAGGACAGCCCCGTCGGCACCAAACCGTCCGAGGCCTGCACCGGCCTCACGCCCACGTGGAGCGACCTCGGCGTCGACAACACCTGGGCTTGTTTTGACGATTCGATCGACACCAGGTCAACGGGTGCCAACGGTGTAATCGACCAGACGCTGGACAGTTCGCGGTGCGATTCTCTGGCTCTTTTCGGGTTGGCCGATGCCAGCAGTGTGGACGTGGAGATGCGCGACGGCACGGGTGCGGTCGTGTTTACCAGTACCACCTCGCTCGCCAACTTCGAAGTCTCGAACTGGTACGAGTATTTCTTCGGGGATTTTACCTACCGTCGTGACTTGGTGCTCGACATGCCCATCTACGGCCAGTCCTCGCTGCACCTCGTCATCCACGGCGTCGGCGACGATGACCCATCCTGCGGCTCGATCCGTATCTGCCAAGCCACCGAAATCGGCAACACCATTTTCGATTCCGAACTCGGCTTTGTGGATTGGTCGACCGACGATGAGGACAAATGGGGCAAGGCCGACCTGGAACAAGGGCCAAGCGCCAAAAAAGCTGACATCGATGTCCAGATCGACACGGCCGATCTCGACAACGTGATCCGTCTCTTCGAGTCCGTGCGCGGCCGGCTGGCGGTCTACGACTGCAACAACACCACCACTGCGGGGGGCCGGATCTTTGAACGCGGCATCATCCTGGGCCGTGTCCGTAGCCTCAAGGTTCCGATTCAGGGGCCTGTGGTCTCCACCATATCCGTCGAAATCCGAGGTGTCCCATGAGCGCAACTATCCCGCAACCGCCTGACATGCCCGATCCGCCCCAGCGAGGGCAGGGGGCGACTCCCTTTTGGACGAAATGCGACGCCTGGGTCCAGGCCATGTACGCCCTGGGCGCGTACCTCAAAACCTTTGTCACGTTCGTGGCCGACGTCATCACCGAGGTGACCGGCCTGCGCGACAACGCCGCCGCCTCGGCCGCCACGGCGCAGATCCAGGCCCAGGCGGCCGCCGCTTCGGTCCTGGCGGGAACCAGCCAGGCTGACCGGGCCACGGCCCAGGCCGACCGGTCCCGGGACTACGCCGACGCCGCCAAGTCGCTTGCGGGCACGGCCATCACGGGCACGTCCACCAGCAATCTGACCCTCGGGACCGGGGCCAAAGCCCTGACTGTCGAGACGGGCAAGGCGTTTGTCGTCGGAGCAAGGGTGGAGTTGTGCGCCACGTCCGACCCGGTGGGCCATCGGATGTCCGGGCCCGTGCTGTCCTACAGCGCGACCACCGGGGCGTTGACCGTGGCCGTGGACACCGTGACCGGCTCCGGGACCTATGCCTCCTGGTCGGCCAGGATCGTGCCCGAGGTCCCGGCCGCGCGCCCCACCTATCAACATTTCCTGGCTAACTCGTAAGGAGGTCCAGATGGGACTGTTCGCCAGTGTGGCCCTGCCGGCCGGGGTCGTAACCGAGATCTTCACATGCCCTGACGGGTTCGAGGTCAGCGTCAACGTCAATCTTTGCAACCGAGGCAACAGCGGATGCGCCGTGCGCTTGGCCCTGACCAAGGGGGGCACACCCTCCGATGCCGCCTGGATCGAGTACGACTACCCGCTGCCCAAAAGCGGGGTCCTGGAGCGCACAGGCATCGTTCTCGCGGTTGGCGAGGCCATCTACGCTTACGCCTCCACCGACAGCGTCAGCATCAACGTCAACGGCGTCCGCGCCGCCGCATAAGAGGATATTTCCATGGGTCGCAACAACTCCGACATCCAAAACCTCGGCGGTTCCTTGGGCGCAGCCATGTCGCTGCCCATTGGCTCCATTGTGGAATTGGCGTCCTCCAGCCCCCTGGTCGAGGACACCTACCTGCTTTGCGCCGGCGGCGTCGTCAACAAAGCTGATTGGCCGGGACTTGAGAATTATGTTCCGCCGTTTACCAGCGTATCCTCCCTTTCTCCGACTGACCCCCAAAAGATTTTTCCTTTTTTATATCCCATAGGATTGGAGTTTTTTAATAACTTCTATTGGATGCTCAATCCTTATGCCCTTTCAAAGAGTGCTGATGGGGTTAACTGGCAAGTGGTGCTAAGGCCATCTTCGGGTAAAAGCTTCACTAAATTCAAAATATCTGGCGACAACACAAAGTTGATTGTTGTTTGCACTGATTATTTTCAATATTCAGATGATGGCAATTCGTGGCAAACGTGTGCAACAACTTTGACAGATGTTGACTTTAACGGCTCTCGTTGGGTCAAAGTATCTGGGACAGGCGCTTACTATTCGGATGATCTTGCCAATTGGACAGCTTCTACGGCATTTTCATATACAAAAACAGCAATCATATACTTTTCGCCCTCTTCAAGATGGATTATTTCAACAAAAAGAGGTTCAACGCAAACAGGATGCTTTTTATACGGGACAGATGGGATAACATTTTCTGAATCTACCGCAATAAACTCCACATATGGATCATCTTTTTACAAAATGCGGCGAGTCAAAGACTATATATTTTGCTCGTCAGACAACCAAGACGGTACGTATTACTTTTCTGTTTTTTCAGCTGACGGTGTATCATGGTCTCAGCTGCCAACATATCGATATGTTGATGCTGTTTATGCTAACGGACTATACTACGTCGCCCAAAAAACGACTGATTCAGTCTCTATTCTAATCAAGAGCGGTACATCCATTCAATCCGCCTCGACTCTTGTTGCATCTTTAAGCAGGCAAGGTTCTTATGTAAATTCTGAACACTATACCACTTATGGCAGATTAGCGGCGAACCCAACGACAGGAGATCTTCTTTTTTCTGACAAGCATTGTATTATGAAAAGGATCGGCGGAACAATTTCCAATATGGAAATAAGTCCTGTCGCTGTCAGCGAAGACCTTACACCCGAGGGAAAGCATGGTTTTTCCTCGGGCAGAATTAACGGTATCCTTGGCTTACACTTCATTGATTTTTCTCAAGGACTTTTTACCTTAAATGCAGGCATATTTACATCAAATTGTTACAACATGGCTTTTGACAAAGTCTTTGCAGGCAATTCCCCTCATTTCTGGTGTGGTGGCATGGATGCAAGTAAATATTACGCGTATGCTATGAAAATAACTGTTCAAAACAACAACTGCATCCTCACTCCCGGCAATCAGTGCGGAGACACCACCGCCGGATATTTGATGGGGATCAAGACGCCGGCCCCTGGAAGGTATGTTCTTGGGAAGTGTTTTGGCGCGAACTCAATGGACTTTTATTGCGCAGATACAGTAACGAATACGCAGATAGCCGCCGGGTCCAATTATGGCAGCGATCCTAGGCTGTCCATTGCTGATGGAATTTGTTCCGCCGGCCCATATCAATTGAATGGGAGTACCCCAAGCCTTTTCTCGGGGCTTGGCACAACCAACAGATCCACAGGGGCCATAACAAATTTGTCCCAGACTATGGCTGTGCTCTCGACAATCGTTAATGGTACAGCGATTTATGCCACCACGTCTCTTCTTTATCGTCCTGGCGAGTGGGGACTCAGTGATATGACCTCAGCAGGCCCAGCTCCAGGAGCCATGGCCGAATTAAACCAGTGCACTGCTGGATATTTCATCATCGGCCAATCTGGTTCTTTATTTTCTGCCGATGGTTACAACTGGATGCCCATCGCTTTTAAAAAGCCAGCATCGGACAATAACGCGGTGGCAATCCCTATATCGTATACCGATGGCAAACTTTTCATGTTCGACGGCGTGGGCACGATGTCAGTATTTACCGTGTCTGATTACGACCCCCAGACCCAGATTCAGCTGCCCAACATTAAAAGCACCAAACCCGGCGTCAACTGCTACCTCAAGGCCGCGTAAGGATACCCCATGATCATATACGACAAGCTCACAAAAGCAGCTCAGGAGTGGCCGAACAAGGCCCCTGTGCCCACGACCCATACCACCATCGCCCCGCCCGTTACGGACCAGCCCGTGACCTGGCTGGACGGCGGCTGGCACGTCGGCGAGGTCCCGGCCGTGGAGCCGACGCCCGAGGAAGTGGCGGCGGCGTTGGCCCAGGCGAAGACGGTCAAGCTGGCCGAGATCCGCGCCGCCTGCGACACGGCCCTGGCCCCGCTGGCGGCCGCCTATCCCGAACGGGAGGTGCAGTCCTGGCCGCAGCAAATCGCCGAGGCGAACGCCTACGCGGCCGACGCGGCGGCAGCCGTGACGTTGCTCCGCACCATGGCTGCGGAGCGGCCGAGCCTGGGGGAGACCGATGAAGCCCGGGTAGCCGAGCTGGCCCGGCGCATCCTGGCCAACGCCGCCGCGTGGTCGACCATCGCCGGGCCGATCATCGGCAAGCGTCAGGCCCTGGAGGACGCCGTGGTCGCGGCCGACACGCCCGAGGCCGTGGCCGACATCACGATCGATTTGGGAGGTGCCGCATGACCCGCCGCATCCTGTGCATCGACGGCGGCGGCATCCTGGGCCTGATCCCGGCGCTCGTCCTGGCCGAAATCGAGGCCCGGGCCGGACGGCTGGCCGGATCGCTGTTTGACCTGGTCGCCGGGACCTCAACCGGCGGCATCATCGCCGCCGCCGTGGCCGCCGGCATGCCGGCAAAGACCATCGTCGACCTCTACCGGCAACGCGGCCGGGAGATATTCTCCCGATCGACAGGCCACCGTCTGGCAACCGGCTTTGGCCTGTGGGGACCGCAATACGGGGCGGCCGGTATCGAGACGGACCTGGCCGACGTCTTCGGCGACCGCAAACTTTCGGACTGCGCCCTTGATCTGCTCGTCCCGGCCTACGACATCGAGGCCCGGTGCCCGGTCCTCTTCAAGTCAGCCAAAGCCGGTAGCGATGCCCGCCGGGACTACTACCTCCGCGATGTCTGCCGGGCCACGGCCGCCGCGCCGACCTATTTCCCGCCGGCCCGCATCAACAGTTTGGCCGGCGAGGAGGCCACATTGGTGGACGGTGGTATCTACGCCAACAACCCGGCCGCCTGCGCCCTGGCCCAGGCGGCCAAGGCCGGCGGCCTCGACGACGTGTGCATGGTGTCGCTCGGCACGGGCCAGCTGGCGCGACCCTATCTGTACGAGGCGGCCCAAGGCTGGGGACTGGCGGCCTGGGCGCGGCCGCTGCTCGACTGCATGTTCGACGGCCAGTCGGACACGGCCGCCCACCAGTGCGAGACGCTCCTGGGCGACCGGGCCATCCGGCTCCAGCCGGCGCTACCCCGGGATCTGGCCATGGACGATGCCGGCGAGGAGGCCCTGGCCACCCTGGAGGCCATCGCCCGAGGCCTGCTCGCGGACCAGGATGCGCTGCTGGATAAGATTTGCGAGATGACGCTGCCGAAGGCGGCAGCGGCGTAAAGTGGAGCAGGCGGGACGCAGGGGACGCGTCCCACTGGCCCGGCGGGCAAACGCCGGTCCACCAGCTTTCGCCGGCTGCTCCCTGCCCATGATCTGGCGACCAGGGGTACGGGGGGCGTAACAGCGCAAGCACAACCTGTAAAGAGAAGGGAATGCGGGAGATACGTTGCGGATCATGTAACAGGTTGTTGGCTAAGGGAGAGGCTCTGGACCTCTCCATCAAATGCCCGCGGTGCGGGACCATAAATCTCCTGAGGGCCACGAGCCCCGGATATGAGCCCAAAGAGGCCCCATCAGGAGATCAAATTGTATGTCGGAAGTCTTTTTAGCGGGGCTGGCCTTGGCGACATCGCCGCCGAAGCGATCGGTCTTTCTCATGCCTGGTTTTGCGAGTGCGATCCATTCGCCCGTTCCATCATGGAAAGGCGCTGGCCGGGTGTCCCTGTTTTTCAAGATGTGAGGGACATCCATGCGAAAAATGCCAAACGAGTTGATATTGTCGTCGGAGGCTTCCCCTGTCAGGATATCAGTTGCGCCGGAGCAGGGGCCGGCATCACCGGTAAAAGGTCCGGCCTGTGGTCCGAATACGCAAGAATCCTTGGCGAGCTACGACCCCGGTACGCGGTCGTGGAAAACGTCAAGGCGCTCCTCGGACGGGGACTGGACCGCATTCTCGGGGACTTGGCCGAGATCGGGTATGATGCGGAATGGGACGTGTTTCCGGCGGCAGCCTTTGGCGCCCCGCACCTGCGTGAGAGGGTTATCCTTGTTGCCTACCCCGGCGGCGATCGAGGGGCAGCCCGTGCGCCAATACTTGCGCCGGGAGGAGACTTGGCAATCCACCGGCAACCTGACGGCCCGACTTATTGGAATGGCCTACTGCTTGAAGGACCGCGATCCCAGGCCGCCGTATCGGCTTATCGTGGCCCCGTCGTTTGTCGAGTGGATGATGGGGGTGCCCATTGGATGGACAGACTCCGCTGCCTCGGCAACGGCATCACGCCTCCTCTCATGCGGTGGGTGCTCGAGCGGGTAATGAAGGTTGAAATCTGTGGGTAGAAAAGTAAACTAAAGAGAAGGGCTAGGGTGTCAAAGGGCGCTTGGCCCTTCTCGCTATGACTAAAACAAATTCTCATTTTGGCTGAACACTGCCTCCGTTGGAGGCTACCGTCCGAAGTCCGAAAATCGAACAGAAGCGATGATAGATCTAATCTGCGAGGTGACGCTCCGCAAGGTGGAACAAAAGGGTGTAGACGGGACGGACTGCAGTCGCCCCACTGTCTCGGGGTGGTGTTATCAACTAGCCGGCAATCGTCTCCTACACAAACCCGGTAAAGACGGATATCTAGGTTTGTTAGTCTGAAATGTTCGAAAAGTGACCATTTGTTATACTCTACACTATTTGGCAGAAATTATTCCAGCTATTAATTGTTTGTCATAGCTGCTGAATCATAGAGGCAGTCTCTACCTAGTTTCAAAAAAAAGGGGTGGACAGTACTATGGATGAGTACGAGATTGTTGGAGCAGGCGGCCCGGTCTCAATCAATAAAGAGTATCGAATTTTATTTCCATACAATGGAAAGTTTTGCAAAGTTATAAGATTTTGTATAGCTAAAGATGGCAGTATCAATTTTTCGCCATATGTAAAGGGTGCAAACCAGATGGCATTGCAAAAAGTTAATCCAGACAAAAAAGGAAATATACATGTAGAATATGGAGTAGGCGATATAACCTACAAAGAAGATATTAAAAGTAATAATATTTTAAAAGTCAATTATCATGCGTCGGGAATCATAAACCATGGGAATGACCGCTCAAAGTCCAAGCCAATTCGAGAAATAACATCAGAACATGAACTATGTATGATTATATTAATGCATCCATTAAAAATGAGTTTGGTAGACAAAATAAATATAAAAAGAAGCGACATGGTGACTTGGTTTGAAATAAAAGAAGAATACCCAATATTTACAAGTATCACTCTAACAAAACACGGAGTGCCTCCAACTTTTATCCCCAAAGGCCGCTTAAGATGGGTCCAATTATTACAATTTACCACCGGCCAGGACATGGTTGGAGATATGGATTTGCGTTTTTATTTCTTTGAGGGCAATTCTGGTCCTTGGCCAACAGAATGCGGCTGCCTCATGCAGTTAACTTGA